TTTGAATAATGCTGGATTAGCTATGATTGATTTTCCAATTAGTAATACTATTGGAAATTTATATGTTCCTGGAAGCGCTCCTACATCAACAACAATTAAAGATCCTAATAATTATATTAATTACATTACGGGTCAATTTGTTGTTACATTTGTAACTGCTCCCGGTACTGGTCAACCTATTAATAGCCAAACAGTTCCTCAACAAACAACTATTCCTCAGGCAATAATGTTTTATGATGGAGCTTTTACTGTTCGTCCAGTTCCCGATCAACCATATAAAGTTGAAATGGAAGTATATCAACGACCGACAGAACTTTTAAATGGTTCTGATATACCAGAGTTATCTGAATGGTGGCAATATATAGCATATGGTGCTGCTAAAAAGGTGTTTGAAGATCGCATGGATATCGAAAGTGTATCTCAAATTTTACCGGAATATAAAAAACAAGAAGCATTAATTAATAGAAGAACTATAGTTCAACAAACAAATCAACGGACTGCATCTATATACACTGAGCAAACAGGCGGTGTAGGACAATATGGTAGTGGATGGTTCGGTGGAGGTGGGAACTTCTAATGAAACTTAAAGTTTTAGATAAAAAATGTGAGTTTTGTGGTGTTTTATGTTGGGCAAAAGGAAAAAGATTCTTTTGTTCTATGCCATGCAGATTGAAAGCATATTGTACTATTGATCCAATAACAAAATGTTGGAATTATAGAGAAAAGTGGCTTGATAAATATGGATATGGAAAATTTACAGTTGGTAAGACTTGTAAGTCAGCTCATAGAATATCTTATGAGTTATTTAAAGGACCAATTGAGGACAATAAGTATGTCTTACATGAATGTGATAATAGAGCATGTGTTAATCCAGATCATTTATGGCTTGGAACTAATAATGAGAATATGATGGATATGGTTGAAAAAGAACGTCAAAGTTCTAAGTTAAATATAACTGATGTTGTAAGTATTAGAAAAATGTGGCAACAAGGTTATCCTCAGAAAAAAATAGCTGAATTATTTAAAATAGCCCAATGTACTATTAGTTTGATAGTAAATGGAAAGAAGTGGAAACATATTTATATTAAGGAGAATTTTTAATGTCATATACAGCTAATATACCACAACCAACAGATACTATTTCACAATCACAGCCAACACTTTTAGCAAACTTTCAAGCTCTTGCTCCTTGGGGTAATGGGTATGGTGCATTTACTTTACAATCAGGCGCTCCAGCTTTTGTTGCAAATACTGATTATATGTATTTATTGGCTTATGCTACTACATCAACAAATGAATTATTTTTACATAAGCAAACTACTGCAGGTATTTCAGAGGTTCCATTTACTGCATCAAAAATGAGTAATAATGCTGCTGCATCCTGTGAAGACGGTTGGTCTTATCTTCCAAGTGGACTTTTGATTAAATGGGGTGTAATGCCTGCTGCTTCTAATCCTACAGCTATTACTCCAACTGTTACATCTGGTGGCCCTAATTTTTCTCATGTTTTTCAGGTTCTTTTAACAGCAGATGATTCTAGTGGGAATAATAATTTTTCATGTGGTCAAAAAACTGTTCCTGATAATACAAGCGGTAATTTTGATGCATATTGTGCAAATCCAAGTGGAACAACAAATATTGTTTACCTTGTTATAGGAATTTAATATGGCTGAAACCAATCGTTTTTATATAGGTATGCTGGATGCTAATGCTTCCTTGCAAACTAACCTAAAATCTTTTGCTATTCCAGATAATGCGTTTGCACAACTTATTAATGCATATGTTTGGAGAGGAAGAGTTAAAAAACGTTTTGGTGCTCGATTAATGGAAGGTACTATTGTACCAACTTCAGGACTTGAACAAATTCAATCTCGTTTAAAGATTGCAATAGCAACTACTGATGCTGGTGGTAATTTAGGAGCAATTATAGTACCTGGATCTATTACAGGATCTTCATGTATTGGCCAAGCATTTTCTGTTGGTAATAATTTTTTTACGGTAAGTAACACAGGTACTCCAACAACACTTTTAACAACTGGTCCTGGAACTGGAACTTATGACACTACTACCGGTTCAGTGATACTTGCTGGCTCTAATGCATTAACAACTGTTTATTTTTATCCTAGTCAGTCGGTTATGGGATTAGTAACTTATGAACAATCTGGAATAAATGCTGAAAGTACCGTTGCTTTTGATACACAATTTGCGTATCAATTTGGTGCAAATGGATGGATTCGTTTAGGAACCGCAACTTGGACTGGAACAAATTCTGATTTCTTTTGGGGCACAAATTATCGTGGTATTGCTAATAGTGATGTATTTTTATATGTAACCAATTATGTTGCTGCAGACGTTATAAAATATTATGATGGCTCCAATTGGAATAATATGTCTCCAATTGTTGATAATACTAATAGAATTCTTACAACTAGAATTATTGTTCCATTTAAAAATAGATTAGTATTTCTAAATACTATTGAAAAAGCTGAGGGTATTCAATTTTCTGCACCAAATATAACTAATGCAACAACTGGTAATTTCAATCAAACTGTTGCAGGAGCATATGTATTAGGACAACAATTCATTGTTGGAAATACAATATTTACTATTGCAAGTAATGCTGCGGGTCTTCAAAATATGACAGTAGCATCATTGCCAGGACTTACTAATCCTCCAACTGCTCAGTTTAATTTTGCAACAGGTAATTTAATAATAACTGGAAATAATAATAATTTATCATTACCTGTTTATTTTTTTGATGGATCAAGTGGTTCTTCATTTACGTATGGAAATCGTTGTAGATTTTCTTTAAATGGTGATCCAACATTAGCAAATGGCTGGATTTCACAACAGCCAGGTCTTGGTGGATTTATTGATGCCCCAACTGCAGAAGCTATTGTTACAGCTCAATTATTAAAAGATCGTTTAATTGTATATTTTGAATCAAGTACGTGGGAACTTGTTTATACAGGAAACCAAACATTACCATTTATATGGCAAAAAATTAATACTGAACTTGGTGCTGAATCAACATTTTCTCAGGTTCCTTTTGATAAAGTTATTCTTGGTGTTGGCAATGTTGGTATTCATGCTTGTAATGGATCAAATGTTGAACGTATTGATGATAAGATTCCAGATTCAGTATTTGAAATTCATAATGAAAGCGCTGGAATAAAAAGAGTTGCCGGTATTCGTGATTATTTTGCTGAAATGGTTTATTGGACATTTCCTGATGAAAATCAATCAGACATATATCCGTTTAACAATAATGTTTTAGTATATAATTATAAAACAGGATCTTGGGCATTTAATGATGACTCTATAACTGCATTTGGTTATTTTCAATCAAGTGGTACATCTCAATATAGATGGGAAGATGTAGACGAAACATGGGAAGAGGCTGATTTTACTTGGACATCTCCTCAACTTCAAGGACAATTTAGAAATGTTATTGCAGGAAATCAAGAAGGCTTTGTTTTTATTGTTGATGTTAATGAATCATCTAATTGCCAAGCACTTCAAATTACCAATCTTACCTATTCTAATGTTTTCTCTGCAACATTTGTATCTGTAAATCATAATTTACGTATTGGTGAATATGTTAAAGTTGAAAATTGTACGGGCGTTACAGGATTAAATAATACTATTGTTCAGGTGACTGATCTTATTGATGCAAATACATTTAAAATTGCAATTACAGCTGCATTAACTGGAATATATTCAGGTGCTGGAACTCTTACAAAAGTTACTCCTCCTGATATTGTTACTAAACAATATAATTTTTATGCCTCTTCTGGTAGAAATGCTTATGTATCAAAAGTAGATTGCTTAGTAACAAGCACTGCTTCAGGTCAATGTACTGTTGATTATTATGTTTCTTCATCTCCAGTAGGAATACTTCAACAGCTAAGTACAACAACAACTTTACCTGGATCATCAATACTTGAAACATCTCCATATACACTTGTTCCTTATGAAGCTCAACAATTACGCTTATGGCATCCTGTTTATTTATGGGCAGATGGAGAATATATACAAATGAGATTTTATTTAACACCAGCTCAAGCAACTAATGTTTCTATTGCAGAATCATTTTTTGAATTGCATGCTATGATTTTTTATGCGACTCCTACTTCATCACGTTTACAATAAGGATAAAAATATGTGGATATTTTTATTATTGTTTTCAAACTGTATTTTTTCTATGGAAAGAGAAAATAGTATTGTTGTGGTAACTAATTCTGCATCTGCGGCAGCAGCAACTTCATCATTATCTTCTTCTAATTCTTCTATAGATTCTTTTTCAAGCCCTGAGGAGAAAGATGAATTATATCTTAGAGCTTTATATACGGTATATCCAATGGGATATGATGAAGTCAATGAACGACTTAAGAGTTATTTAGATCAAGTTATCATTGAAGAAAGCACTTCTCCTGATAACCGAGATGGCCATTTAGAATCAAATGTTAGTATCTTAAGACGTTTAAGATCTGGTGATATTCAAGAATATCATGAACAATATATTAAAAAAATGGTTATGAAAGCAACTTCTCAAGCATTCCAAGATCAACAAGAAAATTTAGATTTACAGAGAAAAAAAGTAGAAGAGCAACAACGAAAGCTTGAAAGTAAATTTTCTAAATCATCTACAGCTACGATTGCATTAATATCTTCTATTGTTACTTCAGTCGCTTCAGTTTTAATAGCAATTTATTCTCAGAAATAAAAAAGGATGATGGTTTTGTTTCCATCATCCCTAAAAAAGGAGAGAGCTTAATGAACGACTATTACTGTTTTAGATATTCTACCACAATATATGTTGTTGTGTAAGAGCTATAGTCAATCGCTGTAGTAATACTTATCTGTGTCGGTGTTATTACTATCTTAATATTCTCATTAAGTGTTGGCGATGAAAAAGGAAAAGTGATCATAGATGACATATCATTTTTTGTTGCTCCTCCTTTTAATCCAACAAAAATAAATCCTGAATTAATTGGTATTTGATGATAAACATTTATTGTAGTTGCATTTGGTAGCGGTCCAAAATTAATTACTTTTCGAAATATAGGTCTGTAAACGGCACTCATTGCATTTGGTTGCATTTGTGTTGGATTTGGAAAATAAAGTCCTCCTGTTACAAATTCTTGAGTATCATAAATAGCACTATCTTTAGTATTTACTACAACTGCCATATTGTTCATATTTTGATATAAACGAACGAGAAGTTCTTTAAGTTTAGGATCTAAACTAGACGATTGTATCTCTTCTATTTCCCATGAATTAGTTGTAGGTATAAATGATCCAAAGTTAGATTGATTTGATATTGATGAAGACATCGAATTCCTTTCAGTTGTTATTTTGAATTACTGTTCTAGTATATAAGTGAATGGGCATTTAAATAGATTTTTTAGGAGTCGAAGACGACTTATTAGGAGTTAAATATGGATCCAATTATAGCCGCAAAGCTTGCAGAGTTGGGAATTGGTGTTGGTGGAGCAGGTCTTCAAGCATACTTGCAGAAAAAAGAAAATGATTATTATGATAAGTTTAAATCTAAACGTAAACTTGAAGATTTTCTAGCTGCTGAAGAACTTAAAAAGCTTGATAAACAATATTCAAGACATGCTCGTAAAGATCTTGAAAAAGAAGCTAAAGAAGAATATGCCAAAAATTTAAAAGAGCTTAAAGAGAAATATAAAGGACAAAGTCATAGAAAATCTAAGACTAACTATAATAATGAAAAACAAGTCTTTAAAGATCTTCGCGATAAAAAATTAGCTGAATTTAAAGAAACATTTAAATCTAAAGGCGGAGAATATAAAACCAAAGAACAGGCAATTCGAGATAAATTAAAAGAAAAGCTTCACAATTTAGATCGTGAAGAATTAGAATATCGCACAACAGGAAAAGCTCCTGAATGGTTTGGTGGTGCTGGCAGTGCTGGTGGACCAATGGGAGCAGCAGAAGGTATTGGAACTTATAGTACTTTGACTCCAGAACAACAAGAAGCATCAAAAGAAGTTTTAAAAAGTGGTCTTGCTGGATTAGGTAAATATTCTCCTGATTTTGCTCCAATTGCTCAAAAATATAGAAATGAATTTGCTTCTGGCGTTGTTCCTAGTCTTGCTGAACGATTTTCTGGTTTAGGTGCTGGTGCTCAAAAATCAAGTGGATTTCAACAAGCTTTAGGTCAAGCTGGTGCTGGATTGTCTGAGAATCTTGCTGCAGCAGAACAAGGATATAATCAACAAGCTTTAGATTATTATAAAAGTTTATTAGGACAAGGTCTTAAACCTCAAATTGAATCATATTATAAACCGGGAGATGTCGCTCGTGGTGGACAATATGCTGGGGTTGCAGATGCATTTAAATCTTTAGGTGGTGGAGTTGGTGGAATTCTTCAATATCTTGGTGAAAAAAAGGCTGGACAGCAACAAGAACCTCAACAAGTTCCACAACAAAATCCTCAAACAAATGGGGTTCAAGCTCCTCAATTTAATCCACCAGCTGAATTAAGCTATATGGATATTTATAGAAAAAATAATCCAATGTTACAGTTTTAAATATAGTTAGGAATATAATATGCCTTTAACAATATTACCTTCTGGTCCACAAAGAGTTTCTCCCGGTGTTGATCTATTAAAAAATATTGGAACAGGTCTTGGTGAAGGACTTACTCGATTAGCTCATCATAAAATGCAAAAACTCGAAAGAGATAGTTTTGTGAAGAATCTTTCTTCTTTGGGTTATAGTCCTGAACAAGCTCAAGTATTAGAATATTTACAAAGACAAAGTCCTCAGCAGTTTCATCAGATTTTATCTCAAGCAAATCCTATGCAGCGACAAGGCGAAGCAGGACAACTATCACAGCAAGCTTTTGGTGGCGGAAAACATCAATCTCAGGCACAAACACAAGCACAAGAGTTAAGAGTTGAAGCCCGAAAGGATAAGTTAAGACCTGAGTTAACATATCTTAATGAATTGGAAACAACCGCAAAAGAATTAAAAGACTTGATAAATGATAAACAAGAACCTGTAGAGTTTGGTTTGCAAAGTGCAGCTTTATCTAATATACCACTTGTTGGAAGTCAATTTCTTGGTAAAAATACTGGTGCTTTTGATGCTTTAAGTAATAAATTTCATACAGATGCTACACAAGGATCTAAGAATGTTAGATCTGTTTATCATGTGAAAATATTGGGTGCTTCTAAACCAAGCTTAAATAAAACTAAAGAACAGAATGAAAAACTTTTAGATTATTGGCAGAAAGTAATTGATAAAAAAAGAGCAGCCTTTTTAAAAGCTCATCCTGAATTTTTAAATGAAGTTGAAAATAGCGAACAACAACAATCTCAACAATTGCAAGAACCAGTTCAACAACAAGTTTCTCAACAAATGCAACAATCTGCTCAACCAAGATTTAGAAAAAATGCTAAGGGTCAAGTACAACAATGGGATCCAGTTTCTCAATCATATAAAGATCTTTAGGAGGAATCATGGAAGAATGGCAATATTTTAATGAAGATCCAAGGGTTATAGAACAACCTTCTACTTTAAAAAGAGCCGGTCAGTTTGCTGGTGGATTATTAACTCGTGCGGCACAAGCACCGTTTAATGTAGTAGAACAAATTGAAGATGTTTTTTCTAATCCAGCAACTGCATCTGCTAGTTTACCATTGCATTTGGGAGCTAAAGTATCTCAATTGGTTAAGAATAAATATAAAATAACTCAAGGTTCAAAACAAGTTGAAAACTTAGGTAAAAAAACATTTGGAAATATTGAGCCTGAAAATTTTCTTAGTAAGGGACTTCAATATACAGCGGGTAATTGGCCAGCTTTATTTGCTGGTGGTGCTACAACTGCTAGAAAAATTGGTGCAGATATTGCTGGATCTGCTGCATTAGCTTTATCTGAAAATGTAAGTAAAAATCCCTTGGTTGGTATTGGTGCTCATATTCTTGGTCAAAAAGGATTTAAGGATGTTGCCAATTGGTGGAAAGGTGTTGAAAAAGAACCTGGCCAAATAAGAAAATATATATCAGATCTTTATAATCAAGAGAAAACTCTTGGATCTAAAATATCCGCAAAGCCTAACGCTATACAATCAAAGTTAGGAAATATTGCTAATGAATTAGATAAAGAATATCTTAATCCGGGTAAGTTTGATGAATCTGCCAAAAAAAGAGTTATTGCTAATTTAGCAAGAGCAAAAGAATCTTTAAAAAAATCTAATTTAACAGTTGCCGATCTTTCTGCTGAAAAAAGATTATTAAATAAAGCATGGGCTCCGAAAAATTCTACAGAGAATGATTATTACAATAAGATAAAAGATGCATTTAAAAAGGAACTAGATCGTAAAAGTTATTGGTATGGAAAGTGGGGAAAAGCTTATAAAGCTTCTGATGAGCTTTATCAAATTGATAAGTGGCAATCTAATCTAGGGAAATGGATTGAAAGTAATTCTAATAAGGGTTATTTATCTAAATTAATCCCAAATGCTACTGCTCAATCTGGATTAGCTATATTAGGAGGTCTTGCAAAAGGAACTCCTTATGCTATTGCTGGAGCGGTTGCTCCTGCCGCAGGTAAGGCTGTAATTGTAAGCAAAGATGCCGCTCAAAAAGCAGGTAAATTTTTAATTGCATTAGGAAAAGAAAAAGAAGGTCGTAATTTATTAATGAATATTGTTGCAGATTCAGCAAAAGAAAACTCTAATGCTTTAATCAAAAATATTCATAAGTTTAATAAAATGGCTGAAAAATACGATAAAGAAGAAGATCAATGGGAATATTTTGATTAATGATTAAATATCCAGTCTAATAATTGACCTGTATAATAAATGATCCAGATACATAAAACAACTATGAGGGTTCCTAACATTGGTTAACCCTCATTTTCTTGTTGAGATTTATATTTTTCATACCCTTGTTCACCACGATCAGATAAACAATCTTCGGTGCAATATACCATATTTGAATATTTGCAATAAATTGTTATATCTGGTTCATGGAGCTCTTTCCCGCAAAAGTTGCAGTTGTACCAACAATTACTATATGTACAATTACATTCAATCATTAATTTATCCATCATATGGCTCATAATAATTAATTGTTGTGAGCCTATATATTATTCGTTCACACTGACATATAAAATCACATTCAACAATTGAAGATTCTTCTTTTAAATCCCAATCAAATATATCCATGATTATTCCTTAGATTTGAATTCATCAAAACATTTTCTAGAGCATAAAATTAAGTTATCTTGATCATCTATGTAATAAGCTTCAAGATCTATTTCTGTTTTATTTTTGCAGTGATCGCAAAGTTCAAATTCATAATTATCGTCTAGTTTGTATGGTGGTCTTGAAGAATCATCTACGATGAAACTTTTATTTTTTATATATTCCATAATTACCCCTAACCCTGACTATGTTTTTTACATTTACAAACACATACGCAATCATTTCCAGATATTATTGATTCTAATCTTAATCTAGAAACCAATGATCGTATCATATATGAAGTTATACTTAACTTTCTTTGAGTGCAAATCTTTTGTAGGTCTTTAAATAGTTCATTAGGCATATGCATACTAATTCTATGAGTTTCCTTTTTTTCAGAACCACTAGGAAAATTTTTATTATATTTTGGATTAAGTTCAAAAATATAATGATATTCCCTATCTTTTAATTCATAATTTTTGCAATATTCTAATACTTCAAATTCAAAATTGGTTTCATTAAAAAGTAATGAATCTTCTCTTATTGTTTTATTCCTATGTGTACGAGCTTTAATTGCATTTAAATGTATATTTTTTCTTCTTGTTAAATCTCTTGATGATCCAATATAAAAATCACCCGTTGATTTATTGGTTAATTTATATACACCACAAAGTGTTTTTTGTTTCATTATATAAGCATTCCTTTATATATACTTAATGTAACATATGTACATTTGTTGTCAAGTCAGGTTGCAATAAATTGAATTTATAGTGGGATACAATTAGTAAAATTATTTCATTTTTTTAGGAGTTTTTATGGCTATAAATCAAACAAGAAAAAATCCTGCATATGGGTTAAATAATCCGTTGCAAGGATTAGCGCCTGCGCCGATTGTGATCCCTCGTGATCCAACCAGTACAGATCATGCTGAGATTGGTACATTGTGGACTAATACGGCAACTGATGCATATTTTGTATTAACAAGTTATTCAGGTGGTGGTGCTGTTTGGACTGCTCAAGCAACTGGTTCAGGAACATTTGCTTCTATTGATGTTACTGGTGGATCAGGAACGGTTTTAACCGTTGATGCTGGTGGTAATACATCACTTGGTGGTGATCTTGCGGTTACTGGTGATACTACAATGACTGGTAAATTAACAGTATCAGGTGATTTTGTTGCAAATGGTGACTTTGATATTTCATCTGCG